CAGGCGGACATCCGCCGCATCCGTGCGCAGGAACAGCGAGTGCGGGGACAGCAGGTGCTGATGGAGATGGAAGATGAGGATGACGACGCAGGCGTGGGAGACGTACATCCGCAGGCTGGCGCAGCTGAATGAGAAGGCCGCGCAGCTTATGGCGGAGTACCTGGCCGCCCACGGCACCGCCGACACGGAGGCGCTGACCGACTATGCCGCGGCGCTTGTGCAGAAATACGGTGAGGGCAGCGCCGAGCTGGCCTGCCAGATGTATGATGCCATGGCGGCGCTGCAGAATGCCAGGGTGTCCCCTGCCGAGCCTGCGGCACCTGCAAGCCGCCGCGAGGTGGCCCGGATGGTGCAGGCCACCCGGGAGAGCCCGCCGCAGATGCAGCGGGGCGTGAGCCGACTGGTAAAGCGTGCCGGGGCCGACACGACGCTGAAAAACGCGCAGCGGGACGGCGCGGAGTTTGCCTGGGTACCGCATGGCGACAGCTGCGCCTTTTGCCTGACGCTGGCAAGCCGCGGCTGGCAGAGAGCCAGCCAGGCGGCCATCAAGGGCGGCCACGCAGAGCACATCCACGCAAGCTGCGACTGCGAGTACGCTGTCCGGTTTGACGGGCGCACAAGCGTGGCCGGGTACGACCCGGAGGCTTATCTGGCGCAGTATAACGCTGCGGGCGGCGATATAAACAGGATGCGCCGGGTGAATTATGCCGCCAACAAAGAGCGCATCAATGCCCAGAAGCGGGCGGCGTATGCGGCGAGGGTTGAAAACCAGAAAAAAGATGCTATAATAAAGGCAGATACAGTAGGGTTAGATAATGACCGTTATACGATTGCCGAGCCCAAAATTTCGCAGTATCTGCTGAAGCCTGAAGCTAAGCACGCCGCAGAGTTCTTTGATGCAGGCTATTCCGAGACTGATACCGAACGCCTGAACCGGGATATTTACCAGCAATTCGATGAATCCTTGAAAGTGGACATCCGAATACTGGATGACGGGACGGAAGCATTCAGCATCTTTATGGAACTCGGAACGACAGGCAAGAAGTCATTCCGCACAGTTTGGCAGCGGGAATCCGGCAGTGAAAAGCCGCGTTTTATTACAGCACACAGAGAGGAGAAGAAGCGATGAAGCTGTACGACCATGTGAAAATCAAATCCAGCGGTATCACCGGCGTCATCGTAGATATTTTCGGCGAACGGTTTACCGTAGAATCCGATACCGAACGCGTCCCCGGAGACACGAGCGGTTATCCGGGGCGGTGGCCATTGTTCACCTGCCCGGCCTCCGAATTGGAACTGCTGAAATAAGTTGAAGTCCTATGAACCACGATGCAAACCGCACCGTGGTTTTTTCATGCCAATTTTTGGGAGAACATTATGGCAAAAGATGATTACTTTGTTTTGGTCTACAAAATCCTTGCCTATCTGTACACGGTTTTGAAGGAGGGCCGCTCTCCTGATGCAAAGATGCTTCAATATGACAGCACACTGTTGGGGGTAAATGAACCTTACTGGGCCTATATTATGGAAAACCTGCAAGCGCAGGGGTACATTACAGGCTTGACCGTTGTTGCGGCATGGGGCGGAGCAAGGAGCATCTCAAATCTGGAACGATGCCAAATCACGCCGGACGGCATTGCCTACCTGTTTGAAAATAACCTGCTTGCCAAAGCAAAAGAGCTGTTGAAAGATGTAAAGGCCATGACGCCGTTTATCTGAATATGTGAACCACGATGCAAACACACCGTGGTTTTTTTATGCCCACCCGGGCTGCATGAGGCCGGGGCGGGCAATTTTATTACCAAACTATGCCCGGCACGGCGTTAAACTGCACAGCCAGAGCGGATGCGACCCGCGTGAACAAAGCGCAGGCGGAAAGGACCAGAGATGAAACGCGAAGAAGTAAAAAACAAGATTCCCGGCATCACGGACGAGCAGCTGGACTGGCTAATGGGCGAGAACGGCAGGGACGTCACTGCCGAGAAGACCAAAGCCGCCGGCCTGCAGACCCAGGTGAACGACCTGACGACCCAGCTGAACACCGCCAAGGACGGCCTGAAGGCGTTTGAGGGTGTGGATGTGGCTGATTTGAAGGGGCAGATCACCAAGCTGCAGGGCCAGCTGAGTGAGCAGGCGGACGGTTTCGCCTTTGACAGCGCCCTGGATGCCGCCATCCACGATGCCCACGGGCGCGATGTGAAGGCGATCCGCGGGATGTTGGATGTAGCCGCACTAAAGGCCAGCAAGGACCGCACCAGCGACATCAAGGCTGCGGTGGAGGCGCTTGCCAAGGAAAAGGCATGGGCCTTTGAAGACATTGGCAGCGGCTACCCCAATGTGCCCGATGGCGGTAGTGCCGGTGCCGGAGGCGGTACACCTGCGGCAGATGGTGTGGAGGCAGCCTTCAAGGGGATGAATCCGGGGCTGAATGTGTAACGGCAGATGGCGGCAAGGTCTGCCCTCATCCGGCCCTGCGGGGCCACCTTCAGTCTACGCGCTAAGAGCCGCCTTCGGCGGTTACGCTACGACACGCGCCTGCGGGCGCAGCCCCTCGGGGGAAGGCTTGAGAGAAAGAGAGGTAATTTTTTATGGCACATGCAAATCAGGAACGCTGGAGCAAGCTGGTGGACGCAAAGCTGCGCAATCAGCTGGTTACCCGCGATAATGCAATCTTCAACAACCGCTACGAGGGCGACCCCAAGAGCGGCAAGGTCAAGATCCCGGTGCGTGACACCGAGGTGGAGGTCAAAGCCTACGACAAGGCCAACGGCATCGACCCGAAGGCCGGTACGACCACCTACCTTGACCTGGACATCGACCACGACGAGGCCGTGAATGAGCTGATCGACGGCTACGATGCCGCAAGCGTGCCGGACGGCATTGTGGCGGACCGTCTGGACAGCGCGGGCTACAGCCAGGCACTGTCCATCGACAAGGCAAGCCTGGAGGCCCTGCAGGGCGCAACGGGCGCAAACATCTGCGCCACCAAGAGCGCCGTGACCGAGGAGAACGCCTACAAGCTGGCGCTGCAGGCCAAGCGCGTGCTGGGCCGTAAGGGCGTGCCCAAGGATGGCCGCTTCATGATCGCATCCCCGGAGTACATGGAGGTGCTGATGCTGGACAGCCACTTCATCAAGCAGGGCGACCTGTCCCAGGAGCTGGTGCAGACCGGCGCTGTGGGCAAGATCGCGGGCTTTGCGGTGTACGAGTCCAACAACATGGACTTTGAGAACGCGACCCGCGTTGCCAGCAAAAAGACCACCACTGACTTCATCTGCGGGCACCCGAACTGGTGCCACCGCGTTATGGAGTGGCAGGTCCCCGTGCATCTGCAGGATCTGAACGGAAGCGGCAAGTACATTGGCGCAAGCGCCGTGCAGGGCCGTAAGGTGTACGGTATCAAGGTATCCAAGCCGCAGACGCTGTTTATCAAGCGTACCGAGGCGGCGACCTAAGGAGGCGCACCATGCGATATGCTACCTTGGCCGATGTGGAGGCCGGTTTCCGCACGCTGGAGGAGGATGAGAAGCGCCGCTGCCTGGCTTTGCTGGAAGAGGCCGCTACCATAATCGACACATGCAGCGAGAATGCCGCACCGGACCGCAAGCAGCTGGTGAGCTGCCGCATGGTGCGCCGCGTTTTAGGCGACGGAGCCGCGGCCCAGCTGTACCCCATGGGGGCGACCCAGGGGTCTGCGTCCGCGATGGGCTACACCCAGAGCTGGACGATGAGCGGCGGCAGCAGCGGCGAGCTGTATCTGTCAAAGCTGGAGAAGCGGCTGCTGGGTCTGGGCAGCCGCGTGGGGGCACACAGCCCGCTGGAGGATCTGACATGATCCGCGGGGCTGATGTGCTGCTGTACGTCAGGACGAAGGACGGCGAGGATGAATTCCACGCGCCGGTCTGGCGCGAGACGCCGGTGATGGTGCACAATGTGCTGATCGGAGAGCCGGACGCGGATGCAGTAGTGAGCGACCTGCAGCTTTGCGGCAGGCGGCTGGCCTACGTGCTGGCGATCCCCAAGGGTGACACACACGACTGGGACGGCGTGACGGTAGAGTTCTTTGGCCGGAAATGGCGCACATACGGCGGTGTGACTGAGGGTATCGAGGAGCTGCTGCCGCTTGCCTGGAATAAGAAGGTCAAGGTGGAGCGCTATGAATAAAGTGCGTATCAAGCTGCACAGCGCAGGCGTCCGGGCGCTTTTGAAGGGCGCCGAGATGCAGGACATCCTGAAAGAGCAGGCCGCGGCTGTAGCGGCGCGATGCGGCGACGGCTACGAATACCGCGCCGACTTAGCCCAGAAGCGCGCTGTCGTGGACATCTACCCGGCCACCCCGGACGCCCGACGCGACAACAGCAGGCACAACACGTTGGAGAAGGCACTGAAATGATCGAGACGACAGTTTTGAACTTTTTGAGCGGAAAGCTGCGCGTGCCGGTGCTGGCGGAGGTACCGGAAAAGCCCCCCGGCAGCTTTGCCGTAGTGGAGAAAACGGGCGGCGGACGCAGCACCGGCCTGAAGCAGGCCACTGTGGCCGTGCAGAGCTACGGCGAGACGCTTTTGCAGGCGGCCCGGCTGGATGATGACGTTGTGGAAGCGATGGCCGAGCTGGCAACGCTGACCGGCGTAGGAGCGTGCAGACTGGTCCGTGACTACAATTTCACCGATACGGCGAACAGGCGATACAGATACCAGGCGGTGTTTGAGATCGTGTATTATTAACGGCAGGCGGAGCAAGGTCTGCCCTCATCCGGCCCTGCGGGGCCACCTTCCCCCGAGGGGGAAGGCTTAGAGAAAGAGAGATGATTTTTTATGGCAGATGCAAAACTGGTGACGGTCAGCAAGCCGAAGGTCGGCGGTGCGGTATGGCGTGCGCCGCTTGGTACTACGCTGCCCACCGATGCCACAGCGGCGCTGGACAAGGCGTTCAAGTCGCTGGGGTACATCAGCGAGGACGGCATGACGAATGCCAACTCCCCCGAGAGCGACAGCATCAAGGCATGGGGCGGCGATACCGTGCACACCTACCAGACCGAGAAGCCGGACACCTTCCAGTTCCAGCTGATCGAGGCGCTGAACGCGGAGGTGCTGAAGGCCGTTTACCGCGACGACAACGTGACCGGCGATCTGGAGACCGGCCTGACGGTGAAGGCCAACGCCAAGGAGCAGCAGGACGCCTGCTGGGTTGTGGAGACAATCCTGAACGGCGATACCGTGAAGCGCGTCGTTGTCCCCTGCGCCAAGATCACCGAGATCGAGGACATCGTCTACAAGGACGATGAGGCGCTGGGCTACGGCGTGACGATCTCGGCCACGCCGGACAGTGCGGGCAACACCCACTATGAGTACCTGAAGAAAGGCAGCGCATGATGTTCACGGGGAAGACAAAGAGCGGGTTTACGTACTGCATCCCGGAAAAGCGCATCCAGAACATGGAGCTGCTGGATGCGCTGACCGAGCTGGAGACGAACGGTGCGGCGCTGCCCAAGGTGGTGAACCTGCTGCTGGACGCGAATGCCAAGCAGAAGCTGTACGATCACGTGCGCGATGAGGACGGCACGGTGCCGGTGGAGGCCGTCGCGACGGAAATCTACGACATCTTCCAGAACGGCAGGCAGGCAAAAAACTCCTGACCCTCGCCTGCATGGCCGCGCGGTTCCCAGATGAGCTGACCTGCGACATGGCCGAGACCTACCATGCGCTGGACTGGCGGGCACTGGGTCTGCCGCTGGCGGCCACGCTGGCCGCAGGCCTGCGGGAAAACAGCCGCACCCGGATGGCGCTTGCCGGGAGCGTGTCCACAGTGGACACGCTGCTGCTGGGCGCTGCGGTGGATGCGCTGCATCTGCTGGTCTGGGGCAAGACGAAGGATGGACAGAAGGGTCGCAGCCGCCCGGAGCCGGTGGTGAACCGTTTGCTGGGCGTGCCCGGCCAGCGGCAGACCACCGGCTTTTCCTGTGCGGCGGAGTATGAGGCGGCGCGGGCGAGGATATTGGGAGAGGGGTGACGGCAGATGGCGGCAAGGTCTGCCCTCATCCGCCGCTGCGGCGGCACCTTCCCCCGAGGGGGGGAAGGCTTAGGGGGAAGGCTTAAGGGAGAGAGGTGAAGGAAATGGCGAAGCAATCGCTTGCGAGCGCGTATGTGCAGATCATACCGTCGGCGGACGGCATCAGCGGCAAGCTGGCCGAGGTCATGGGCGGAGAGGCGGCGGCTGCCGGTAAGATCAGCGGCAAGGGCCTGGGCTCGGCGTTAGTCAGAACGTTGACGAAGGTCGTGGCGGCGGCGGGCATCGGCAAGATGCTGCAGAGCGCCTTTACCGGCGGCACTGCGTTTGAGAGCGCCATGGCAAAGGTCGGCACGATCGCCGACACCACGAAGGTGCCGCTGGAGAGCCTGAGCAGTCAGGTGCTGCAGGTGTCCGGTGACATGCACATCGGCGCGAATGAGATCGCCGAGGCGGCCTATCAGGCTATCAGCGCCGGGCAGGACACCGGCAACGCCGTGGCCTTTGCCGGGCAGGCGTCCATGCTGGCAACGGCTGGCTTTACATCCACCACATCGGCGGTGGACATCCTGACAACGGCGCTGAACGCTTACGGCAAAGGCGCGGACGAGGCGGGACATGTTTCGGATGTGCTGCTGACGACCCAGAACCTGGGCAAGACCAGCGTTGACGAGCTGGCGGGCAGCATGGGCCGGGTCATACCGCTGGCAGCTGCCTACAACGTGAGCATGGAGAACCTGTCCAGCGGGTTGGCCATCATGACGGCAAACGGTATTGCTACGGCGGAGGCATCGACCTATACAAAGTCGATGCTGAACGAGCTGGGCGACACCGGCTCGAGCGTGGGCAAAATCTTGAAGCAGCAGACCGGCAAGAGCTTTGCCGAGCTGAACGCCGACGGCAAGAGCCTGGGCGATGTGCTGCAGGTGCTGTACGACAGCGCGGGCGGCAACGCCACGAAGTTTGCGGGACTGTGGAGCAGCGTGGAGGCCGGTACGGGCGCATTGTCGCTGGCAAGCTCCGGCGCGGACAAGTTCAACGGTGTGCTGCAGCAGATGCAGGCCGACAGCGGCCTGACGCAGACGGCCTATGACACGATGACCGACACGATGGCCTACAAGCTGGACAGCGTGAAAACCAACGCCCAGAACCTGGGTACGGCCCTGTTTGATGCCGTGAGCGGGCGGCTGGGCGAGGGCGTGGCGCTGGCGGGCGGCTATCTGCAGACACTGTCCGAGAGTGTGCAGCAGAACGGCATTGCGGGTCTGGCGCAGGGGCTGGCGGCGGTATTTGCCGACCTGACCACCAATGTCGGGCCGCAGCTTTTGCAGACCGGCACAGCCCTGCTGGGCAAGCTGGGGGACGGCCTTGTGACCGGCATCCCCCAGCTGCTGGCACAGGCACTGCCGGTGGCGGCAAGCCTTGCCAGCGGCCTGCGCGAGAATGCCGGGCAGCTGGTGGATGCGGGCATCCAGTTCATTTTGAATCTGGCAACCGGGCTGATGAACGGACTGCCGACGATGATCACGTATCTGCCGGGCATTGTGTCGGACATTGCGGGCATCATCAACGACAACGCGCCGAAGCTGCTGGTGGCGGGCGTGCAGCTGATCGTAACGCTGGGACAGGGGCTTATCCAAGCGATACCGGCATTGGTGGCGAATCTGCCGCAGATCATACAGGCGGTTGTGGATGTGTGGACTGCCTTCAACTGGCTGGATCTGGGCGGCAAGGTCATTAAGCTGATGGGCAGCGGCATCAAGAATATGGCGGGCTTTGTCAGCAGCAGCGTGAAGGGAATGATGGAGCAGCCCATCGCCTATCTGAAGAGCCTGCCGGAAAAGTTCTGCCAATGGGGCAAGGATATGATCCAGGGCATGATCCGCGGCATCACGAGCATGAACGACGGTGTTGTTGGCTCTGTAAAGAATGTGGCGTCTGCGATTGCCTCGGTCATCCACTTCTCCCGCCCGGACATCGGGCCGCTGCGCAGCTATGAGCAGTGGATGCCCGATTTTATGAGCGGGCTGGCCAAGGGCATCCGGGACAACCTGTGGATGGTCGAGGATGCCGCCGATGCGCTGGCGCTGACAACGGCCCAGCCCATGCAGCTGCAGGTGGCCGGGGTGCTGCGCGGCAACCAGCAGACGGCGGCAGCCAGCTGGCAGCCGCAGCCCGGCGTTGCCTACCAGCAGACGAATAATTTCTACACCCACGACAGCCTGTCGGAATCCGAGCTCACCCGTGAGGCGGAGGACATGATGAACCGGCTGCGGTGGGGAATCCCATAAAGGAGGCGGTGCAGCATGGCGCGGACCGTGCCGGTATATACCTATCAGGCCGCGGATGGCCGAAGCCTGCGGTTTGCCGCGGACAGTGATTTCTGGATCACCGATATGAGCGGCGACGACGGGCTGGACATCGAGACGAAAACGAGCCAGTCCTATGGGCAGACCGGCAAGACGATCACCAACCAGTCCGTCGGTGAGCGCAGCGTGACCGTGACGGGGGCTATCCTGCGGGACCTGGACGCCAACGAGGCGCTGCTGAAAAAGCTGGTGCGGCCCCTGACGGAGGGACGCTGGTGCAAGACGGTGGGAAGCACGGTGTGGTACCTGGACGTTGTGCCCGCGCAGACGCCTATTGTGAGCGGCGGGGCCAACCTGCTGAACTTTCAGTTCAAATTGAAAGCGGCATTCCCCTACTGGCGTACCGAGGATACGGCCCGGATGCTGCTGGGCGGCATGGAACCTGCCTGGTTCCCGACGCCTGTCTCGACAGCGGGGAACTTCGCGATCAGCCGGTACAAGCACAATATGTACACGAATTTTGTCAATGACGGCAACGCCGAGACAGCCTTTACGCTGTACCTGCAGGCGGCGGCCAAGGTGAAAAACCCGATGCTGTGGAATAACGGTACGCGGACCTTCATCCGGCTGAATACCACGATGCAGGCGCATGAGCGCGCGGTCATCTGCACAGCGGACGGAAACCGCGGCTGCCGGTACTACACGGCAGACGGCGCGGAGGACAACGGATTCCGGCTGCTGGACATTGACAGCGACCTGTGGATGATGCTGACACCCGGTGACAATGTGCTGCGGATGACGGCGGACGAGGGTAACGAGAACCTGATGGCCATCGTCACGGCCCCGAAGGGGGTGGCGAGCGGTGTATAACCTTTTGCGCCTGTATGTATATCATGACGGTGTGCGTGTGGGCTTGGCGGAGAGCGCGGACAGCCTGCAATGGATGCCGGCGTTTGATGATCTGGGCGAGTTCAAGCTGGTCTGCGCGGCGACAGAGACGAACCGCGCGCTGCTGGTGCTGGACGCGGTGCTGTACAACCCGGATACCCCCGGTCTGGCCGCGGTGGTGCTGGCGGTAGAGGACGATGGAGACAACCACCGGATGACGGTGCGCGGGAAGTTCAGCCTGTGCCTGTTCAAGAGGCGGACCGCCCGCGGGAGCCGCACCATCACGGACGGCGTGGCGGGCCTGCTGGAGGTCTGCCGTACCAATCTGCGCGGGCTGGGCGTGGCCGTGCCGCCCGCTGCCGGGTTTACGGCCCCCTGCGAGGAGACGGTAGCCTGGGCGGACTGTGCCAGCGCTGCCGTGCAGCTGATGCAGGCGGGCGGCTTTGGGGGCCGGGTGCGCTTTGACCCTGCCACCGCCGCCCAGACGCTGGAGCTGTTGCAGGGCAAAGACAGAAGCGTGCCGGGCACGGCGCTGTACAACGGTTATTTTTCCACCCGGATGCAGAATCTATCCGGCGCGGTGTACACGCAGGACGCGAGCGATTACGCCAACGTTGTGCTGTGCGGCGGCGAGGAGCCCGGCGAGAACGACAGCTTTACCCGGTATTTCTGCGAGCTGGGCGACCTGACGGCCAGCGGCAATGCCCGGCGGGAGCTATGGGTAGACGGGAGCAGTGTGCGGCACAAATACACCGTGCAGAACGCCGACGGCACGACAAGCGACGCCGAATACAGCGAGGCGGAGTATCAGGCTGCCGTGCAGAACTACGCCCGCGCGGCGCTGAAGAACCACATGAGTACGCGGCGGCTGAAATGCACCGCGGCCAACACCAACCTGATCTACGGCACGGACTACGAGCTGGGCGATCTGGTTCCGGTGCGGGTGGAGGAGCTGGGGCTGAACGCTGTGGCGCGGGTGGCGAGCATCCGCCTGATCTATGAGAGCACCGGCGGCAGCCTGAGGCCGGTGTTGGACCATTTCACATTTAAGGAGTGAGCCAAATGACAGAGCTTACCTGCTGGCCGCTGGATAATAAAGAGTATACTGCCGAGGCGCTGGGCGCGGCTTATGCTGCGCGCAGCCGCGGTATACTGCACGCGGCGGATTTTACCGCCACGGCCAACGGCGACAACACACTGACCATCGGCCCCGGTGTGGGGTGCATCCACCCCGGCACATACTGGGCGGCGTTCCCGTACCTGCTGGCCAATACCCAGCTGACCTTTACGGACGCCGACGGCACAAACCCGCGTTGGGATGCCGTTGCCCTGACCTACGACAAGAACACCAACACGGCGGGGCTGGAGGTGCGCACGGGCACGGCCTCGGCCTCCCCCGCCCTGCCGGAGCTGCGCCGGGATGACGACTACGACGAGATTTTCCTGTACCGCATCACCCGCCCGCGCGGCGCGACGAAGATCAGTGCGGACAACATTGTGGACCTGCGGCTGGACAGCACCTGCTGCGGCCTGATGCGCGATACGATGGACAGCGTGGACACCGGTGTGATGAACGCCGCGTTCACGGCGTTTTTGCAGCAGATCGAGACGGAGCTTGCCCAGCTGCACGCGGGCACTGCCGTGATGACCAAGGCCGAGTATGACCCGGCGGGCCTGAGCCTTGATGCGGCGGTACAGCTGTACAGCTGTACGAAGTCCGGCAAAGTCTACGCACTGAAGGGCACCGGCGCGGTGGGGCGGTTTAAGGTCCCGGAAGCATGGAATGCGGGCGATACCTGGACGGTAAACGGCAAGGCTGTACCTGCGTACTGCGGCGCGGATGCGGCAGACGGTGACAGCGTTGTTGCCGGGCGGTGGGTGCTGTTTACCTTTGACGGGAGCCGACTGGATTTTAACGGCGGCGGTGGATTAAGCGCGTCCAAGCTGGCACAGGCCACCGCCGCAGATACCGATGTGCTGACCGGAAAGAAATACTACGCAGGCGGTAAAACCATCAAGGAAGGGAAAATGCCGAACCGAGGCGCAATAAGCGAATCTATCTACCCGGGCGGTTCTTACACAATCCCTGCGGGGTATCACAACGGGAACGGGAAGGTGACCGCAAAACGCAGTTACACAACTGTCTATCTGGGCCAGCAAACTGCCTATTGGACAAACTTCACATACGATGTGAAGTCACACTATGGGAGCATTTATGACAAACTGAGTCGCAGTAATTTTTATACTGTCCCTTATGCTTGGAGCGGAAACTGCATCGAGCAAGCTGCTTCCGGAAGCGGAGCCTGCGCTGACTATGTTTCTTACAATGCTAATACCGGCATGTTGACTGTCGGTGCGCAGTCTTATGGACAAGCTGGCGTTTTCATATCCAATGTCTTGTTTAAGGTGTATATGATCTACTAAGAAAGAAGCGTGAAACAATGTCAGAAACTCTTATTCATGAAATCAGCCTTGCCGGGTACAAAGCCACTTCCACCGGTGGCAGGCTGGATTTAGGTACACGGTATGAGAAATGAAACCATGAGAGGGCCAATCATAATCAACGCCGAGAAACTGTTTACTGTTAAGGAGGTAGGACATGGTACATACTTTGAGACTTGACAACTACTCCTCAACCCCGCGAAAGCTGGTGCTGGGGACTAATTCCAGCTATGGCACGGAGAGTATCAAGATTGAGCGCGGGGCCGGATGGGATGGGCTGAATCTCACCGCAACGTGGCACATCCCCGGGCGGGAAGAGCCGCTGCGCGTGGCCCTGCTGGATGGGGATGCCATGGACGTGCCGCCAGAGGTGACGAAGGAGGCCAAGGATGGCGTGCTTGTGCTGGCTGGGCTGGCCTCCGGCGTGCAGCGGGCGAGTTGTAACGTGGAGTATCTTATCCTTGAGCAAGCGGGCATATACGGCGGCACGGATGCAGAGCCGACGCCAGAGCTGGCGGCGCAGGTGCTGCAGGCGGTGCAGGATGCCCGGGACGCGGCAAAGGACGCCGATCAGCGCGCCACGAACGCGGAGGACGTCGCCAACAGCGTGAGGGAGGACGCCGACAACGGGAAGTTTATCGGCCCAGTCGGCCCGCAGGGGCCTGTTGGGCCGCAAGGCGCGCAGGGTATCCAGGGCGAGAAGGGCGACACCGGAGAGCGCGGCCCCCAAGGTGAGCAGGGCGTTCAGGGTGTACAAGGCGAGAAGGGCGATACCGGCGCGCAGGGTCCTGTTGGCGAAACTGGCCCGGTTGGCCCCAAGGGTGATACTGGCCCGCAGGGTGAGCGCGGTGAGCAGGGGCCGCAGGGAGAGGTTGGCCCGGAGGGGCCTGCCGGAAAGGACGGCGTACAGATTGATGATGCGGCGGTGAGCGAGGACGCGCCGTGGAGCAGCAAGCACATCATTGATATGCTCTGCCCACCGCTTGAAGAAAGCAGCAACCCTGTTGTGTGCTACCCTGTGGCTGGATACCCGCTGGGCGTGAAAGCAAAGTGGGAACCCATGCAGGATGGCACGGGAACGCCAAGCCCCGAAAACATCCGTCCCATCAAGGGACGTGACAGCGTGAAGGTTACCCGGCAAGAGGATAATCAAGTGATTACGCTCACCCTGCCTGAAACCGTTTATGGCGGTGAGGTGGACGCTGTGACGGGAGAGGGGCAGCAGATGCGGAAAATGCTGACGCTGGACGGGACAACCAACAAGTTTACACAGAGTGGTAAATATTGGAACCTACCACGAAATTCAGCACCTGGTACAGTTGGTTCCTATGCTACAACTTGTAGTCATTTTCCTGCTAATACTTTTGGTGGGAATCAGAGAGAAGCGTATATTTTCACAACAACAGATATTATGAGCAAGTATTTTCCAGATGCGAATGCCTTAAATGCCTACATTTCCGCACAGTACGAAGCAGGAACACCTGTGCAAATCTACTACAATCTGACAGAGCCTGTGCCCTTCACCGCGACAGGCGCACAGCCCATCCCCGCGCTTGCGGGTGCAAATACCGTTCTTACCGATGCCGACAGCGTGACTGTGACGGGACGCGCAGACCCCATTAAACGCATTGAGGATTTGGAAGCAGCGGTTGCTTCCATTAACTGAAAGGAGTAATAAAATGGCTATCAAGAGTAAAGCACGGCACGATTTGACGCTGCGCAGTATCAAGCGGGAAATCGGCGCGGGGCGGGACGTTGCGTTTTGGCTTGACAAAGCATACACGCACTACGACAACGGCCTGCTGACCGAAGATGACATTGCCGAGGTGGAAGCATTGGCACAAGCGTATTATGATGCGGTGGATGCGAGAGAGAGCGCAGACGAGGTTACGGAGACGCCGGATGTGCCGGAGGTTGACGGCGCTGAAAATACTACCGGCGAAGGAAACGACACCAACGAAAAGGAGAGTGAAACCAATGAAGGATGAAATGATTCTGTCGCCCGAAATGGACGAGGAGCTGTCGAACGGGAAGGGAGAGGACGAGAATGAGTGATTCTGCACTGGCCGTTTACACGGCCATTAGCCCAAACTGCAACCGGCCCCGGAGCCAGCCCATCAGCAAGATTACCGTTCATCACATGGCTGGTAACACGACGCTTGAATCTTTCGGCGCTCTTGTCAGTAGACCCTCACGCCAGATGAGCGCAAACTACGCCATCGAATCCAGCGGGCGTATCGGGCTGTTCTGCCACGAGGCGGATAGGTCGTGGTGCAGTTCCAGCCCGTGGAACGACCACCGGGCTATTACGATTGAGGTGGCGAACGACAGCGGCGCACCGGACTGGCACGTCAGCGACAAGGCGTATGCCGCCCTGCTCGACCTTTGCACCGACATTTGCCGTCGCAACGGCATCAAGGAGCTGACTTATACCGGCGACAAGAACGGTTCGCTCACGATGCACTGCTTCTACGCGGCTACCGCTTGCCCCGGGCCGTATCTGAAAAGCAAGTTCCCGGACATTGCGGCACAGGTCACGAAGCGCTTGAAGGGCGACGTAGCCGACGCTGCGCCAGCCAAGACGCAGGAGCAGACGTTCATCGACGTGATGGCCGAGAAGTGCCGGGAGCGCTGCCTGAGCGCCCATCTTCTGCCGTCGCTCTGCATTGCGCAGGCTTGCCTTGAAAGCGCCTACGGCACGAGCGAGCTTGCAGTACAGGCAAACAACCTGTTCGGCATCAAGGCCAGCAATTGGAGCGGCAGAGTGTACAACAAGGCCACGAAGGAGTGGGACGGCAGCAAGTACATCACCATCACGGCGGGCTTCCGCGCCTACGATACGATGGTCGCCTGCGTCGATGACTACATCAAAAAGCTCACAACGATGCCGCGCTACTCGAACCTTGTCGGCTGTACCGACATCAACAAGGCGTGCGAGTACATCCGGGTTGATGGCTGGGCGACCAGCCCGACGTATACCGCAAGTCTGCTGGCCGTCGTGAAGCAGTTCAATCTGACGCGCTTTGATAAGGCAGCAGAGGACAAGCCCACCGCGCAGACGCATCAGGATGTCTGGCTTGACCACGTTGTGCTGCCGAACGCTGCGGCGATGGAGTTCTACCTCATCGCCAAGAAGTACGGGCTGGACAACGACAAAGCGTATCATGCAAAATACGTGGAGGTGTAATGCCAATGCAGCATGTATTTTCGTTTACACTTGCGGAGGCTTGGGCGTTTTTGATTTATGCGGCGGGCGCTGCTGCCGGACTGTATGCCGGGGGCGTTGCCATTAGCAAAGTAATCACCGCAGTAAAAAAGCCGAAGACCGACCAAGACAAACGCATTACCAAGCTTGAAGAGCGGGTGAACGCCATGGAGGGATTCTTGAAAAAAGACAAATTGCGGCTTGACCGCATGGACGAGGGGCAGCATGTGACCATGCAGGCGCTGCTTGCCCTGCTTGACCACAACCTTGACGGAAACAACATTGATCAGATGCAGAAAGCAAAGGAAGCCTTGCAGAAACATCTGATCGGCTGAAAGAAGGTGCATATCTATGGGCGATTTTTTGAAAAATCTGGCAGCGCTTATCAAGGTGAAAACCATTGTGACGCTGGTGGTGGTTGCGGTTTTTGCAGTGCTGGCATTGCAGAGCAAATTACAGCCTGACACGGTCATGACCATTGTAACAATGGTTGTGGCCTTTTATTTTGGCACGCAGACCGAAAGCAAGAACAAGAAGGATGAGTAATCATGCCAAAGTTTGATTTTGTCGGCGATTTGCTGACCGATGAAGAAACGGATGTTTTGCAGCTTCGGCGGCGTGGCTGGCGCAATGCTGATATTGCGGCAGAACTGAATTGCAGCGAGCGCACGGTAAAACGGCGCGTACACAGCATTAAAAACAAAATAGGCTGATTTAATGGGCGCGGCTGCTTTTTGCGGCTGCGCCTTTTTTCTTTTGTCCCAAAGACGGCACAATGTTGGCACTTTACTGGCCTACGTTGTGCCGTCTTTTTTTGTACAATTAAGGAAAAAGGAGCGGTGCAGATGGCATACAGGCAAATCAACCTAAACCCAGAGCAAAAGCGCGTTGGCGATTGCACCGTCAGAGCCATTGCAGCCGCCACGCATCAAGATTGGGCGTCTGTATATGCGGCGCTTATGTTGGCAGGATTTGAACTGCATGACATGCCGTCTGCAAACTATGTTTGGGGCAGCTACCTGCGCCGATGTAGGTGGAATCGCTACACATTACCAAACAGCTGCCCGGATTGTTACACAGTGGCGCAGTTTGCAAAAGACCACCCAGACGGCACGTACATTTTGGCAATGGCTACGCATGTTGTGTGCGTGCAGGATGGGGATTGGCTGGATACATGGGACAGCGGAGATGAAGTGCCGCTGTACTACTGGCAGAAAGGATGATTGACTATGGCGTTTGGCGTACCGTATCAGCCCGGCTATATGCCGAACTATTATCCAATGGGGCAGCAGATGCCTTCGGCCATGCCCGATCAGCTTACACAGCTCCGGCAAGCGGCATATCCGCAGCAGCAACCGGCGCAGCAAAGTTCTCCTATTATCTGGGTGCAAGGCGAAGAGGGCGCCAAAGCGTATATGGTGGCGGCGGGGAACAGTGTGCTGCTGATGGACAGCGAAAACAGTACATTTTACATTAAGTCCACCGACGCCAGCGGTATGCCGCAGCCCCTGCGCGTTTTTGACTACTCAGAACGCACGGCAAGCCAGAAACAGCCCGCACAGACTGCGCAAAAGCCGAAAGAAGAATATGTCACAAGGCAGGAGTTTGACGCGCTGGAAGCCCGCTTTGACGCGCTGGCGGCAGATAAACCGCTGACAAAGAAAAAGGAGAGCGAAAATGCCAAATCCACTGTTTAATGCTTTGGGCGGCGGCAAAATGCCCGGCGCAATGGGGCAGTTCCAGCAGATGATGCAGCAGTTTCAGCAGTTCCGCAATAATTTCCAAGGCGACCCAAAGCAAGAGGTGGAAAAACTGCTGCAATCCGGGCAGATGAGCCAAGCGCAACTAAACCAGCTGCAGGCGATGGCGCAGCAGTTTCAGAGCTTTTTAAAATAGGTTCAAACCGTGCGCACGGTGAACAATACATTCAACTTTTGAAAGGAGTTAAACATGAGTCTTTCTTCGGACGGCACTGTTATGACAATGCCTGTTCAGCCCGCGAATACGGGCAATGGCAACGGCTGGGGCTTTGGCGGAGATGGTTTGCTGTATATTATTATTCTCTTCCTCTTCGTTTTCTGCGGCTGGGGCGGCAACTGGGGCAACAACGGCTTTGGCGGAAACGGCAGAACCGGCGCAGTTGATGGCTACATCCTGACCAGCGACTTTGCCAACATCGAACGCAAAATCGACGTCGTGAACAACGGCCTGTGTGACGGCTTCTATGCTCAGGCACAGCTTGTCAACGGTGTGCAGAACGCTATGCAGCAGGGCTTTATGAGCGCAGAAATCAGCCGCGCCAATCAGCAGGCGGCATTTATGCAGCAGCTCTTTGCCATGCAGCAGCAGGCGGCTACTTGCTGCTGCGAGACACGCGAGGCGATTCAGGGCGTGAATTACAACCTTGCTACACAGGCTTGCGACACGCGCCAGACCATTCAGAACGGTACCCGCGACATTATTGACAACCAAAACGCCAACGCGCGCGCAATCCTTGACGCTATGACCGCGCAGCGCATTGAGGCTAAAGATGCCAAGATTGCCGAGCAGAACCAGCAGCTTTTTGCCGCACAGCTTGCCGCAAGTCAGGCTGCGCAGAATGAAACGCTGAAAGCCTATATGAGCGGGCAGCTCGCTTACTACAACCCCCGCCCTGTTCCTGCTTTCCCTGTTCCCGCACCGTATCAGTATGGGAATTGCGGCACCTGCAACGGCTGCGGATGCTAAAAACGAATACGGCAACTTGTCGGAACATCTGACATGTTCGGCCCCGTGCCGATAGTGCAAAATGTGGCGGGGCAATCGTCCCGCCACTATTTTTTTTGAAAGGAATGATTTTATGGCTGAATTTACAAACGCCAATACCGTGAGCGTGGCAGCAGGCCAGAATGTGCCGTTGACGGAAACGGCAGTAGCGGGTAAGGGCTGCATTGTGCATCGTGAAGGTGCAGGAATTGTCACCCTGCGAGGGCTTACGAACCAGTGCAAAGCTCGTTTCAAAGTGGGATTTGGTGCAAACATTGCTATCCCTACCGGCGGCACAGTAGGAGCTATTACTGCGGCGCTTGCCATCAACGGTGAACCGCTGAACAGTGCGACTGCAACCGTGACACCGGCAGCAGTAGAAAACTATTTTAATATTTACGTTACGGCTTTTGTCGAAGTTCCGCGCGGCTGCTGCCTGACCGTTGCCGCCGAAAATACAAGCACACAAACCGTTTTGTTTGCGAACGCAAACTTTGTGGTTGAGAGAGTGAGCTGAAAGGAGTAAACCATGAGTAAAAGAGTTTTGTATGACTTGAAAGACATGCTGTGCGCAGAGCTGGACGAAATCGGCAAGAAAGGCGAAATGTCTGCCGGTGATTTGGAAACTGTTCACAAGCTGACCGACACCATTAAAAACATCGACAAAATTGTCATGCTGGAAAATGACGGCTACAGCCGCGATGAAGATTACAGCCGGGATGGCGATTGGAGCGCAAATATGCGCGGCAATTATGGACGCGGAAGCAGCTATGCGCGGCGCGGTTCGCATTATGTGCGCGGGCACTACAGCATGGACGATGGGCGCGATTCGCTGATTTCCCGCATGGAAGATATTATGCGCGGGGCTGACAGCAAAGACAGGGAAGTCATCCAGCGTTGCATTGACACGATGCGAAACGGTTAAAGTGAGGTGTAAGGGCTATGGTTGACGTGCGAGAGATTGACGGCGCTATAGCCGAAATCGAAAACAGCGAACTCACCATGACCAGAGTTAAAAATTTGGCGGCATTGTATGTTGTGAAAAATCAGCAGCTTGCAGATGCATCCCATTCCCCGCAGAAAGCAGAACTGCAAGAGCCTGTGCGCTACTACGAAGCGGCAGAGCCGTCTACAAGGGCTGCTGTTGGCAGCAGTGACTTTTTACGGGCTGTGTCGAACGTAGACACCACAGCGGCGCTGAACGTGCTGGATGAGCTTATGTCGGCCTTGTATGTAGCAAACCCTAAAGTTTATAATGGCGTAATGCGGAAATTGGAGCGTTTACAGGATGAGTGAATTTTTGGAGATTGTAAAAAAGGCCGATACCGGGCGAGTGTGGCGTGTGCTGGATGAGTTTATGGATGCGCTGAAAGAAGCGCAACCGGAAACGTACAAAGATTTGGTACACAACTTGACCAGAAAATAAGCGAAGTGTGTACTAAAGTGTGTACTTCGTAAACAAAATAGCGTAGATTCTAACGAATCTACGCTATTTTTTATGGAGCGGCTGATGGGAGTCGAACCCACGTCCTCAGCTTGGAAGGCTGATGTACTAGCCGTTGTACGACAGCCGCGTAACAACAGTA